GGTAATGACATTGCAAAGTTTGTTAAAAGTAGGATTGGAGTATGGATCGAATGATTTCGTTTCTTTCTATGTGTCTTCTTGTGTAAGTGTGTATGTGTGTGTGTTTGTTCGTTTCTCTCAGACAAAAAAAAAAGATATTTGTGGGAGGTCTCAGCGCGGATACTACCGACGAACATCTTAAAGAATACTTTTCAAAATACGGACCCATTCAAGAATCTGTCGTGAAAGCTGACAAAGCCACTGAACGATCTCGTCGATTTGGTTTCATAACTTTTGAAACTGAAGACGCGTGTTTAGCAGCTCTCGATGAAGATGTATTTTTGGAAAACTTTTCCATTCTTTTCTATCTTTGTAGTTTTAAAAACTCTTTAACTAAACCTTTCCTTAGAACCACGAAATCTGTCACAAGAGAATCGAGGTGAAACGTCCGAATGCGCAGCGTGACAACAGAATGCATCATGGCGCATCTGCTGGTTTTAGCGGTTCTGGTTCACCGTCTCATACTGCTCACTGTGCTGCAAGCGTATATGGAAGAAGTAGACTGGGACCATATGGTATCATGAATTCGACAGCCGTGCAAATGCAACTAAATCCAGCTGCAGCCTACGCCTACTATGCGATGAGAATGAATTCATTCTATTATCCACAAATGTATGCCATGATGAATCATGCTTGCTACGATGGTCAGAGATCCAACAACTGGATGTCTTACAACGACTCCATGATGCAACCCTTGGAGTCGAATACAGAGACAGAATCGACGGATGAAGGCTGCGAAGATAAGGAAAACAGTGCTTCTACGTGGTTCAACGCAGAAGAATTCGACAAACCTGTCTCTGATTCTGACTTTCGAGGATCTTATCGAACAGAGTCGAGAAACTTCAACCATTCACCAAGGGAGAAGACTCATTGTGCTAAACGCAGAAAGGACATGACGAAGAATACTAGAGCCTTTTCGCCATATTAGTAGCATGATATTCAACATTGTCAACGACTGCTACTATGAGAATCACTCTTTCTACTACTCATTGTATGTAGAGAGAGAGCGCTAGTCATTTAGGTACTTTATATCATAGGATGTTATATCTTGAGATTAACTGGTTTTCTGTTCTGCTGATTCCTATGTTTCCGTCTTTTTTTATCATGATCAAGTTATAAGAATAAAGATACCATTCATATCTATGCTTACAATTCGTTCCATTTGTCATATTAGATAGCAGAGTACTAAGGGTGAAAAAAAGAACGGAGATTTAATAACAACATCTCTTCAAACTTTTTTTCACAAGGACAAACACATAACATCGGCCACCAGGTGGCGTCGTATGAATGAATTTGAATTTCATAAAATTCAGAGAGAAGCTGTTTAAAACGGCGGGTTGAGTCCTTGGACAAAAGGCATGTTCGCACTTGCAGATTCGGTTCCATAGAGAGCGATCACCGAGCTGGAAAAAGAAACCGCCGCAACGATGATAAATACGAAGAATGTTCTGTACCTGGAATTTGCGTCAGAATCTTTGTTTCCAGAATCTTTTGGGTCCTTGTGATTCAGGTAGTACAAGACAGAACAAAGAGCGCCGAAAGACAACGCGACGATGATTTGCATGGGCTCAAAGTATGAAATGGAAGGAACAACTGTATCCATGTTTTGAATCGAAAAAGAAAGGAAGAGCTAGAGAGAAGAGAACTTTTTTATGTAAGAAAGAGGATGAGACAAATCTCAAAAGTCTATAAACGCAGCGGTGTGAAAGTTGTATACCTCGGATCACTCTGTCTAGTCGATCTGTCAAAGACAAGATATTTTATTCCTCTCGAGATTCCGAAGAAAGCGAATCTAAAATCTTGATAGAAGAATTGATTGTCGTTCTGGAAGAACACTCGGTACTTGGCGTTCTCGTCGTGTCTTCGAATGGAAACGAACGCTTCTACAAACACAGGTATACGTTCCTGAACCGATCGAATGAATCTTGATTCTGATTTTCTCTCGACACGTTTGAGATATTTGCATCGTACCCGAATAAGATCGTTGTCATGCATTGATTTTTGAATCGTTGCAGCGCTGTTGAAACTACAAGGAAGTTCAAGCATGAGCTCGTTGTCTCGAGTTGAAGATGTTTTTGAACGCACGAGACGAGACACGATGTAATCTCTGAAACAAGAGATATCTACCTGCAAATTCAGTCTCAGATAGTTTAAAAATGGCGGGATAATGGGAATAGGCGAAGCGATCGCTGTTCCAGAGTCTTTCGTTGGAGTCGCGTAGAAACGAAGGTTGGTTAGTAGTAGAACAATTGGGAGAAAACTCAAATCTTCCACCGCCTGGTGAAGCAGAGATCCGCGACGTATTTCTGTGTATTCTTTGAGAAATCGCCTGATTTCTCCTTTTTGATTATTGCTCAGAGGTTCTGCTGGAGTAACTCTTTCTGTGGAGTGCGCTTTCAGAAACTTTTGAATGATTTCGCTCTCAAGAACAGTCGAGAGCAAAGACTTCTGTTTGACGACGTTTTTGCTCTCAGTCGCGAAACTCGAGTAGATATTACGCAGAAACTGCATGGACAACGTTTTTATGTTGAAGATAGACGATGCGACGTCGACGAGAATGTTTGTGGACAAAGTACCGTTTTCTTTGATCAGGGACATGATTATTCCGCTCAGATCTTCCTCTGTGACTTTGTCGAGTAGAAACGGGAATTCTACATCCAATTTCATGGGGCCGAGATCGACAGATGTTAAAAGGAAGGTAAGAAACGTCAAGAGTACACGCAACTTCTGATTGTCACGAACAGACGTCGCCGACGCTTCGTCGTTTCTTTTGTAGCGACTGAAGATGAGTTTCTCGAACATGAATAATCGGAGAGGTGAGAGATTCCCCTGGAACCACGAATGAATGCCGTCGCAGTTTTCCACCGCTTCCGTAAGAACAGTTTTCAATCTGTTGAGGAAATCTTTGATGAATGAGGTGAAGATGTTGACCTTGTCGAGAATGCTGTATATGTCGACGGAAAGAGGACCCGCAACAAAATTAATAGCGTCGCCAAGGAATTGACTGTTTTTCGCAACTTCTCTGTGCATGACAAAGAAGAAGAAGTCTTTCAAATTCTCGGTATCCGTGACATGAATGCGAAAATCCCGAATGAAAGAAGAGACGACTCCGACGAGAGACTTCTCTGTAGCAGGTTGGGGAACCTCTTCTGCTTCACCTGCTGCTACTGGTACTACTGGTACTTGTGTCAATGTAGGTTGCAGCGTCATCTTAGAAAAAATTGATTTTCTATTCTCATCATCTCCTCCTCCCCCCTTTTGTGTTCTCATCTTTCTTCCTTTCCCTCTTCTCGTTCGCCTTCCCCCACTTATATGTGAAACCGATGATGCGTCAGAAGAAGACGACTTCTCCTGCAAAAGATCTATGCTAGACGAGGAAGAAGAATCGAACATTTTTTGCGAATCCTCATTTTTCCAAGAATCTACCATGTGTTTCAGCAGTGAATTGTCGTATTTTTCCTTCGGAGTCTTTTCTATGAAGCTTATGAAACGGTCGATTGCATCATCTTCGACGCGAATAACATCCTTCGCTGCGACTTGAACTAGTAAGTTGAAATCCGAGACATTCTGTACTCTCGCAAAACTTCGTCTTCTGGTATTTTGTCGTGTTTGTGGTTGAAGTTGCTGCGGATGATGATCCTCTTCCTTCACCTCGTCACTTTTCTTCGTGTTGGTGGAAAAATTGGCAAAAGAAGCAACATTACCGATTTTTTCAATAACGTCGTTTATGAAGCTGTTGTTGTTCATTGGCGAAAAAATATACTTCCTCCTTGATCTTTTCTAGTAAACCAGCGACTTTTTTTTCCGCGTCGTTGGAGGAACTTATCTACCCGCGACTCAGGGACATGGTCTCAATATTCTCGTCTTCAAAGATGCTTGGTACGTTGGTACCAGAAACCTCGGAAGACGAAGTAGCAGCAGCAGCGTTCGCGACTTTGCGTTGCTCGTTCTCTTCAACAATCTTCTTCTTGCGTTCCTCTTTCTGTGCGTAGTAGAACGCGTTACGCTTCTCGATATTTTCATTGTACCCCTTCATCAGATCGTTCAACTGTTGTTCTTGGTATTCTTGGTTTCCGACACGTTCCGGGTTAGGATCCCAAGGCAACCAGTATCCCACAGATCCAACGAACACGTTATGATTCGGATCCAGTTTCTGCAGCGCCTTTGAACGTATTTCCGCTTCGCGATAGGTCTCGAATGTACCGCGAACTTTCAGACCTCGCACGTTCGTCTGGGTTCCGTGCTTTTCAACAAAGTTTTCATCTAGTGCAGGTGCATGTTTGTCAATGAAGTCGTCATACAGCTTCACGACGTCTTCTTCTGGAACTCCAGACGACGCAAAATCCAGCTTTTTCTCTTTCTGGAGCATGCGTAGAAACTCTTGGATATAGAAATGAGACTTCTTTGCAAGCACAGTCTCTGGAGACAAAAATGATAAACAAACAAAATTTTGCCCTGGAATCGGAGTGTCTACCGTCAAGAAATCTTCTGCCAACGGTTCGGTTGCTTTTTCAAATTCGCTCATGTTATACTCTTTGTTTCACTTCCTCTGCTTTCTGATGGTGGCTTCTGGATACATAGAAGAAAAAATATCTTTAAGTTCCGGTTTTGTTCGTCTTCGTCGTTGTACGCATTTTTTAGACTCTATGTAGAAGCAGTATAGCTTAACTAGCCTAACTAGCTTAACTAGCGTTTTTAGACATCATGAACGCATGAAGGAGAGCAAATATGAGTCCGCCGATAAAGAACACGACGATTCGTAGCCCTTTGTACGGGAAATATGACATGTACAAGGGAACTCCAAAAGTACTGACGATATAGCTGACAATGCTAAAGAGAAGCACTGTTTTCGCAAACCCTAGCAAATCTAGAGAAGGGTCGAAGAAACTGTTTACGTCAAGAAGATCAAAACTATCGCTGTTCATCTCGGCTTCTTTCTCCTGACCATCTTCTGTAGGATCCTTATTTTTCTTATCATTGTCATCCTGCAAAACGATAGAATTACTCTCGTCGTGGAGACTGACATTACCGCTACCACTACCACTGCCTCTGGGATCCTTTGACCATCTCGGAGAAGAAACATTTTCTTCAAGTACCTGTTTCTGCAGATTTCGCTCTTCTTGAATCTCTTTGAGAATATCCTTCACTAAAGCAACTTCTTCCGTTGGGAGAGCATCAAAGCTTGTCTCGCGGATTTCTTCCATGATTTCTAGTATTCCTGCAAAAACAAATAGAACTTTACTCTGAAAACAGCATAAAAAATAGTTTTCTATAAACGCATGATGGCACTTCGAGACGTATGTGTTTAAGCGTTTTAACAAGCGTTGTACAAAGTATAATATGATATAAATAATTTTTTAGATATGCTACAATGCCATATATGTATTTTTTTTTATAAATCTATATGTTTGCTAAAAATGGGCGGGAAAGAGACGAAGAAGCAACGAGAACCAACCGAAAGCCTAATTCTTCTTCCTTGAGACAACGACGAGATTGATGGAAGAAAGAGATATGATCGTTTCCGCGACTTTTAAAATACGAAAAGTCACTAGACATTTCAAATAAGAAGGAGCCGAGCGTTTGAAAAACGGATAGAGTGGATAAGCTCTGCACGATTTGGTGATTGAAAAATCTTCCTTGCCTTGCATGGTTTCGTCAAAGACTATATTGGCATCGGAAACATTGGAGTCTACGTAGTACACGATATCATCATTTGTTTCTGTATCGATGCTCAGTTTCAAGAAATATTTTAACTCCTTGTTGGAATTCAATTCGACCTGGAAAAACTTCTTTCTCCCTTCCTTTTGGTATAATTTCGTTTCCAACTCAAACGATGTCGGGGGAACAATCTCTTTATTCAGTCGTCTATTATAGTACGACGCAAACTTGTTGAAAGACTGGACGACAAACGGGTGGCGGAAAAATGAAGCAGGATCCGAGGAGTCTCCACTTGATCCAACTGTAGTCATGGATTCGTAGATCGCATTGCTCACTTCTTTTTGCAAGCCAATGGTTTCTTTGAGGAAATAGTTGAACTTGAATCGAATGCAATTCAGCAAGTACAGTATATCTGTTCCAAACGAGATGGGTCCTTCTTCGCCGCTATACGGTCCTTTCTTCTTCAGTCTCGCTTTTAGGTATAACGCCATGTTGTTCAGAGACTCGTCGATGTCTCGTAGCGAGGGGAACGAAAATGGAACGACGAGATTTGTATCGCTCTCAAATGCAATTGCGAACTTCCAATCGCCGAACCACGACTCGTCGATTCGCTGCTCGCAAGCTCTGCTTTTTGGATTCACGTGGCAGAGAGAAGTCCGATTGCATCTTGCAGAAGACTGAATCTCGTCACATTTCTTTGGAGAAGCAGAGACGCATTCTCCTTTGCTCCCTAGAAAAGTGGAGGAAAAGAAGTTTGAAGATTTCGACCATGTACAATGTTCGCGATTGTTGCATTTAGTTTCAATGTCGATATCGCTACAAGGAACGGTGGAGTCATAATCATAGTCGTCATCATCATTATCATGGTCATCGCCTCTGCCATCACGGTTGCCGTCGTCATCGCTATTGTCGTCTTCACCATCTGTTGTCGTGCTTCCGGACTGACGAAGAGGTTGGAAGCACGGGAGAGGTTTATTGCTGGCAGATAGAGGTAAATCATTGACTTCGCGGAAAAGAGGACAATCCACCGATCCCACTTTGGCGAGATCAAGAAACGTCCGGAATTTCGAAGCCTCCATCTTTGCGACTTGCTGCATAACGATATCAGCTGATATAGGAGTTCCATTTCTACACAGTTGAAGAGAAGATTCAATATCGTCACACTCTGTCGACAGGCTGTTTCCTTTTCTTGTGCTGTTTCTCTTCGCTGCGGCCCTTTTTTCCGATTGCTTTCCTCCTCCTCCCCCCCTTCCTCCTTTCATCATGGCATTTACCGTCGTCTTCGCTGCATCTTTTAAAGAGGTCATCGTCGTCATCCAATCAAAAGATCCACTAAGGTATCTCTGCTTCTCTTCTTCTGAAAACACCATGATGTAGTTGAAAACAGTGACGTTCCATTTCTCCAAATCCTCCAACCTCTTATGAGAACAGTAACGAATCGCTCGTCCAACAGCTTGATCTCTATCTAAGAGACTCAACGGGGTGCCGACGACATGGACTGTGCGAACGTTGAAGTATGAAATCCCTTCCGAGAACTTCTTGTTAAATAGAAGCAGATTGATCTTCTCTCCTTCTGCATTCCACGTGGAGTTATACAACTCTTTGACCATATCGCGGATCACAGCTGGAACCGCTGCGCTTCCGGGAACCAATGAGTTCAAATCGATCATAAATCGTGTAGACGCGTCTCCTCCTGTCAACTCGGAGATGTATTGCACGAATGGCTTCTCATCGAAAATTTCAAACATTCGCTCGCCAATCTCTGGGAACACTGCCTCAACTCTACCCAAAGGATGTTTCATGAATCGCTGCATCTGCTCAAAGTGTTTCATTTCCAGCTTCTTCCACCTGCCGAACGTCGTAGTAGACTCAAGAATCTTCGTGATGGAGATGGACGAATAAATACGATCGACTTCGCTGCTTGGAAAAGGAGTGAACAGTAATTGCTTCCCGAACTGAGGAGTTCCCTCAGGTCTGCTTCCAAGGGACGCGCCGATCTTGATATTCTCAAGAACAGCCAGAAGTTTGGTCGAAATTTCGGCGATCGGCGTGCTCTTCGTCATGGTTTTCACGCCTCGAGTGGCTGTGATGATTTTCGTGAATTCCAGTCGGAGTTTAGCTGTGTCCTGCAGAGTCTTTGTGGATTTTGTTCCTAATTTCTTCGCCTCGTCATAAAAGAGACGATGTGCAGATGACATCACCGTCACAACCTCCTGAATTCTCTGCGAAGGATAATAATTCAAATCTTTCGTGTTCTCAAAGTAAGACACCCATCCAGAAATGTTCTGCAGGAACAAATCTTGATTCTTCATCTTGCCATCTTCGAAAAACTCTCTTTGGAACGCTTCTTCTGTCTTCTTGAGATTCGGGCGCCGAGCCTCTGATGGCACGGCGATGTTCTTGACTCGCAAAGCGTCTCCGATTTCTGGAAACATGAACTTCGCATCTTCCTCTCTGTGTTTCATGAAATTTATCAAGATTCCGAACTCGCTGAGCTTCTCCGCCACGGGGGTCGCAGTCATCAGGAGAATTTTAATGTTTTTCGTCTGCTGCACACAGTTCTTCAGAATAAAAGGATCTGCAATCACATTGTAGTCCGAAGATTGTCCAAAGGTTCCTCGATCGCATTTTTCCGGTCGCACGAGGTTATGCGCTTCGTCGATGATGAGCAACGTGTTCTCCAAGATTCTCTGTTTCGCAGAATCCGCGATATACTTTCCATTGTGTATGTGCAATCCTCTAGCAATCTCCGGCGGAATTCCGTTCCATTGTTTGCGACCCATGAGCGAAGCACATAAATCATGATAAGTGGTTACAAACACGCGATCGCGGAAAACTCGGTCGATTTTGGCAGTTTTCTCCTGTGCGTTGGCTGGAACAGGTTCGCCGAAGACGTATTCGTAGGGAATGTATTTCCTAAATTCGCTGTTGAAATTCGGAATCAACTCCTTCTTTACAATGAAAATGATAACACGAGCGTCAGACTTAGCGAAAACGTAGAACTCGCGCAGATGGTGAGCGCAAGTAAGGACGGCGATCGACGTCTTCCCGGATCCAAGACTATGCCATGCGAGAATACCGCGTGCGTCGCTCCATGGAGAAAGGTAATGCGCGACGAATTTATGCTGTTTCTTGTATTCATTTACACCACACATGTTCTTCCGCTCGCCTTCAGAGACTTTTGGGATATGGTAGTTGCAAGTGCCGGGCTGCTTCCCGGAGAAGAAGTGATTCACGGCATCCTGTTTCTCTTTGTAAGATTTTGTATCATCCGGATTCCGCATAATTGAAGAAAATACTCTCTGAATCTTTTCTTTGTGGGCTTTTCTCAGCGTCGCTTGCTCTGACTTCAGAGTATGGATCGTCGATGATAAAGTTGCTTTGAGATATCCGTTCAGCAAAGGAATCTTTTGGAAGATTTCTATATCACGGAGAAGTGAGTCGTCGACAGAGACCGAGTTCTCTGAAGCAGAAGTTTCAGTAGATGCAGAAGCCTCGCCAGAATGCTGGAAATTACAAACGTGTGCCTCGGAAGTAGAGGTCGCTAACGGACGCGAGGAAGCGCGAAGATCAAAATCTTCTCCATCGTCCAAGAATCCGTCTTTCTCTCCTGTATTCGTAATTCGCAGAGGAATCGCATCCGTCACGTAGTTTTCGACAAATCTGTCGTAATCTGTCAATGAAGGAGCTTTGGTGCCCCATAACGACGAGGAGGTTGGTTTGTGAATGAAGAGTTTCACATTTTCTTCCTTATCTTTCTTTGTATCTAGCTTGTGTTGAAGATCTTCCAGCTGATCTTTCAAAGTTTTGTTGCTCTGTTCGAGCACAACAACTTTCTCATATTGTTTCTTCAGAAAGGAGTTTTCCTTTTCAAGCTCATAATTTTTGAAAATCTCACGATTCACTTGATCTTTGTAACCATCAAGCTCATCCATGTTATTCACTATACGTTCTAGTGCATTAGCTGTTGTAGTGAAAGACATTGATTATAAACTTTAAAAAAAATATAATCTATATACTTCTATCCAACTATTATGAAGTACTTCAAGAAAAAAAATGTTTCTCTCTATCTACTGAGTTCTCGTCTCTCTTGACGCGACTTCGATTATGCGTACGTTACTCTCTTTGTTGAATCTCAGAAAAGTTCGATTACAGAGATCTCGCAGCATTACAAGATCTTCTTGCGACAATTGTATTCTATTCTTCTCTTTCTTACGAAGAAGTCGAGGAGGTTCTGTAAGACAAGCAGATTGGTTGAAAATGGATTGTTTTGGAGCCATTATATACTTTGATTTTAATCTTCTTTGTAAACAGACAGAAAAGGAAATGAAATTGTGACGGAATGTTGTACGACACAAAGAAATTTAAAACTCCTTTTCTTTGAAAATAACAAATACCCAGGAACATAAAAAGGATTTTATATGAAACGGTCTACCCTCAAAAAATGAATTCTATAAAAAGGGTAGAATGTTCATACAGCGAAAAACGTAAAATGGTGAAATAATACAGATGTTTCCTCGCTCATGGACTTCCTCGATTCCTGATTTTCTAAAAGTTAGCAAGAATCGGTGTAAACCCGGATTCCAAGAAGAAGATCATTAAAAACATCATCAAGACCACATGGCGCAGTTATCGTGAATAGGATCTCTGCAGAATTTAAAGCCATGCTGCCAATTCAAATCTAAGTTTTAACAGAGAGGAGAAAAATGGAAGATACGCAAATCAGAGAGGTCTTAGAGAATAACCTGGTGGCAACGCAGCGGAAGATTAGAATCTTATCTTTCGACATCGGGATGCGCCACCTCGCATATGCCCTCATCGAAGTGTCAAGTGGAAGCAAAATCATAGAAATGAAACAATGGGATGTGGTAGATTTGTACAAGGAAAGATGCGAGAGCGATGAAGCGGATTGTATCGCGAATCTGACGAGCGTTTCAACACTGAAAAAGACGGATTTTGATTCCTTGCAGAAAAAGAAAGCGCTGGCGGAATTGAAGACACAGAGGAAAGAAGCATTGACCGCTGAATGTAAACAGCGTCGTATTCATGCAGATCAAACCTTCACGACAATTGATCTAATTGCATGCAAGCTCCGCAGCTTCTTCGGACGTCATCCAGAATTCTTGGATTGCGATTTCTTCGGGCTCGAAAATCAGCCTGTACTCACGAACCCCGTTATGAAA